CCCGATTTTGGTGAAGATCGCAGCGAATCACTGAGGGATTTGGCAATTCTTACTGGCGCGACGGTAATTTCAGAGACGGGGGAGTTCGGGCTGAACGATGTCAAGGAGGAGCACTTCGGTTATGCAGATCGCGTCATTGTTGATCAATACACGACTACTATCGTCGGACGTCATGGTAGCAAGGACGCTATAGACGAGCGCGTTGATGCCATCAAAGCCGAGCAAGAGAAGGATCACGACGGATCAAAGGAGTGGAGGCTGCGGAAGCGTATTGCAAATCTCACGGCTGGAATTGGCGTGATTTACGCTGGCGGAAACTCTGAGGCTGAGACGAAGGAGAACTTCTACAGGATTGAAGATGCGGTTCATGCAACTAAATCGTGTCTGGAGGATGGATACGTGCCCGGAGGTGGGATTGCATACCTGAGGTGTCGTATGGATAGGAAGGAATACGTTAACGAGGATCAACTAGCTGGGTATACAGTCGTTATGAATGCGATGGAGGCTCCTTTACGGGCTATCGCTGAGAACTGCGGCGTTGATCCGGAAACCGTTGTGAATACGGTAAGGCGCGGCACGTTCGTAGAGAAGGACATCAGTTATGGATACAATGCACTCACCGATAAGTACGAGAGCCTGTATGACACTGGCGTAATCGATCCGGCAAAAGTGGTGAAATCAGCAGTGAAGAATTCAGTATCAGTGGCAGGAATGATTATTACAACTAACTGTGTAATAGTAGATAAGAGAGCATGATAAGAAAAATCTGGAATGAGAAGAGGGAGTATTTCAATGAAGATAACGCACTCATTAAATCCCAGCATGGATTCAAAGAGTTCAGGATATTCGGAATACTCATATCAAAGCAAGAAATAGAATATGACGCTGATCTTGTTAAGAAGCAAGCAAGCGTCGGATTTAATTCGAAATAATGGAAGCACAAGGAATTATAAGAAAGATATCCATAGGTGACCTCAAGGAGGGACTGACTTATGTGGTTGGACAAAAAATGAAGGTCGGAGATGTTTGTCAGATACTCCACGATACAATGTGGCTGGCTGAATTCGGCATTAACAAATACGACGTGTATGTTCGCTCTGGCGGAAACATACGCATCTGGAAGTCCTTTATGAATGGTCAAATTTCCGTTGAATACGACATTACCGTATACAATGAGATCGTTTAATGGCAGAACAATCGTGGAGCGCGAAAAGCGCCACAACGATAAGATTATGGTAGGTGGTGTTGAGTTTCATCTCGACACTGCCTTCCGTAGGTATTGGCACACAGTTCAAATGGCAAGCGTCGTTCACTCTGAGAGGAATGACCTCGAACCCAAGGACATTGTATGGGTTCATCACTTCGTAGAGGATCAGGTGTTGCCATTTGGGAGCGAATTAGCATTCGTTGAATATAATCAAATCTATTGCAGAAAGAGAGGAAAAGAATTGGAGACACTTGGAGACTTCATCCTCGTAGAACCCATAACCTACGGGGATTTGGGAATGACTCGCACTGAGTCCGGCTTGAGACTAAGCATGAAAAACGATACCGATAATGCCGAAAGGATAGGTATTGCGAGGCTTCTTAGCGACAAAGCGAAGAGCGGTGGCCTTAAGGATGGCGACCGAGTATTGTTTAATAAGAATTGCGAATACGAAATCGAGGTTGACGGAAAGGTCTATTACCGAATGGAGCTTCAGGATATTATCTGCACCGTTGATCCCGGTCAGAAAATAAATGTGTAATGGCTGATTGGACAAAAGATTACATAGATATATTAAAATATCCGGAATTTGATTATGAAAAGATAATCGAAAAGTGGACTACCGTTATCGACGAGAATCCAGCCGGGGAGCCAATAGTTCAAACCCCTGATTTTGTATTCGATGTCAGGGTGGCTCTTGATTACATCCTATTCACGTACGCTCCTGAGTCTCCGTACGCTAGAATTAAGGACATGAGGGAGAGGAAGGAAATGGCCCTGAAACAGACGGTTATACCTAAGCAGTTTCACAAAAAGATCATATCAAACGAGAATCCAATGATCGGTGATATGCTCACTCGGTTCTTCAGGGTATACGAAGACTTCGATTATGAACTTCTGATATCAGGTAAAGAGGCGCTTATAACTCTCCTTGAAGTGGTCAGGAAACCAATAGACTCCAGACTTTTAGATGATAAGGAGAGGATGGCTGTGAAGGCTAAGCGTGAGTGTTTTGAGGATGCGAAATACCTCATGGGGGAGATGCGTAAAATGCTGAGTGAGCTAAGGGATAAGGAACCCGATGCTGCCGATGCTGCCAAATCGTCAGTGTTCAAAGGTGGCTTTGCTGAAAAAATGGCAAGATAATTTGCATTTGTCGGTTTTTTTCACTATCTTTGTGACTTATGAATTCCATTCAAGTAAATCAATCTAACATTCTGTATGCCATATCCCTATTTGAGAAGAATAGAGGATCGGTTGAGCGGATATCTGATATAGATATCACGCTTCCGAAAAAGCCGGGAAAGCGAAAGATTCTATTCTCCGATAAGGTAAGAAAGAATCAGAAGTGGGAACGGCTGACATTGCCTGAGGGCTTCAGCTGGAGCAAGGCTCAGTCAGAATATACGGAAGAGGAAATTGAATGGATTCTTGAGGACGCCGAGCGACGATTAAACGGAGTGTGGTTTATGAATAACGGAGTCCCGACTTATATTACGGGACTTCATTATTTTTACCTACAGTGGTGCAAGATAGACGTTGGGTATCCGGAATACAGGGACAGGGACAGAAGGTTCTTTACGTACTGGCAGGCATGTGTAGTTGACCCTGAATGTTACGGAATGATCATGGTGAAGCACCGCCGAGAAGGAGCTACCTTCAAGGGTGCTGCCATTGTGCTTGAATATGTAACCAGAACAAGAAATGCGAACGGTGGGTTATTGAGTAAGACGGGTAAGGATGCGAAGGAATTCTTTTACAAGCTTGTGAAGATGTTCCGATCACTTCCACCGTTTTACCAACCGATGATCGCGGGAACCGATAACCCGAAAACCGTTCTTGAATTTGATAAGCCGGGAGAGCGTATTACGAAGCAGACGCAGACGGTTCAGATGTCTGACGCTCTTGAGAGTAAGGTTGAGTGGGGTAACACTGCGGAGAACTCGTTTGACTCGTATAAGCTGGCGAGATTTGTATGCGATGAAGGCGGAAAGTGGGAGGAAGCAAACGTATACAAGAACTGGCAAGTTGTGAAGCCAACTCTGAATAACCGAAACCTTGGAAAGGCGTTCTTTCCATCAACGGTTAACGAGATGACTCGAAAGGGTGGGGCGAACTTCAAATTTATTTGGGACGAGAGTGACCAGAATAAAAGGAACCTCAACAACCAGACAAACAGTGGGTTATACAAATACTTCACCCCGGCATATGACGGGTTGGAATTTGGTAACCAAGTGTTCATTGACGAATACGGTAATTCGGTAATTGAAACGCCGGATAAGCCAGTAATGGGAATCAATGGAAAATGGATCAAGGTCGGATCGAAAGAGTTCCTGCAAAACGTCAGGGATTCACTAAAGAGCAATACGAACGGCCTTGCTGAGCATAAAAGACAATATCCTTGGACTCCGGAAGAGGCGTTCAGGGTTGAAACGAATAACTGCTCATTTGATGCTGAGCGTTTATATCAGCAGCAGGAATGGAACGATCTGTATGCCGGAAGATTGGTAACTCAGGGAAATTTCATTTGGAGCAACGGGTTTGGAAGCAGGGTTGATTTCGTGCCGTCTCGTACGGGAAGATGGAAGGTAACGTGGGTACCGCCTGCTGAACAGCAAAACCTAGTATCCCACGATCACTTGGGAAGGCTAACTCCGGGGAACATCATGTCGATTGTAGCCGGGGCTGACCCATATGACCACTCAAAGACCACTGACCCAAGGGGTTCTAAGGGTGCATCGTATGTTTTCAGGACTTATAATCCTGCCGTAGAAGGAACGTATCAGTTTGTGTGTCAATACATTCATAGGCCATCAACTGTATTTGAGTTCTACGAAGATATTTTAAGACAATGTATATTCTACGGGTGTCAGATTCTTGTTGAGAATAACAAGATCGGGATGATCAACTGGATAGAAGAGAAGGGCTACAAGCACTACTTGATGAAGCGTCCGGAATCAACTCACACCCAATCAAGTAAGCGTCAGACCACGCTTGGTATTCCGACTTCAGGTGATGTAGTCAGGGATGGCTTGATTAACAACTTAGAGAAGTATGTTGTTGACTGCTGTGGTTATGACGAGTTAACGGGTGAGGGCGGCACTCTATTCTTCAACGAGCTTGTTGAGGATTTACTGCTGTTCGAGGCCGGAGATTGGCAGAAGTATGATGCCACGGTAGCAGCCGGACTTGCACTACTCGCGACGCAGAAAGCCGTGAGGAAAGCGCCGGAAATCACAGAAGATTTCCAGTTAGTGAAAACCTTTAACAATTCAGGAAAACGATCAGTTAGAACGAGTTAACAATGAACAACAACCACGGTTACCCAGACCCATTAGCGCCTGAAGCACAAAAGGACAGTCCGGAATACGGATTACAGTATTTCCAAGCAATGTATCAGGATTGGGCGGGAGAGAACAATGTTCTTCTCGAATCCAGAAGACTGAGATGGCAGGAGGCAAGGGACTATGCTGGAGGAAAACAAAATGTCCAGCAATACAAAGATTTACTCGCAGTTCAGGGAGATCAATCGTATATTAATCTCGATTGGTCTGTCGTACCAATTTTACCGAAGTTTATCGATATCATCGTTAATAGCCTGACTAATGCAGACTATTATATAAAAGCGACCGCTATCGATCCGACCGCTACCGATAAGAGGAAGCAGGACGAACTGGAGATGAAAACACGGATGATCATGGAGGATTTCCTGAGGGAGGTCGAGATGATGTCCGGAATGCCTGTTACTCAGGATTCAGGCTACAGGCCGTACGATAAT